ATGCTCACCGACACAAAGCTAAAAAACCTCAAGCCAAGAGACAAACTCTATAAGGTGGCAGACCGTGATGGTTTGTACGTAGCCGTTCTCACAAGCGGGTCCGTGTCGTTTCGCTATGACTATCGACTGAACGGACGACGGGAAACTTTGACGATCGGCAAGTATGGCCCTGACGGTATCAGCCTGGCCGAAGCGAGGGGGCAGCTCAATACCGCCAAACAACTGTTAGAGTCAGGCCAGTCACCGGCTGCGGTTAAACGTGACGGTATCAAACAGATGAAAGGCGCGGATAATTTTGCTGATTATACCGTCGAGTACATGAAGCATGTGCGCCTGGCCGATAGCACGCGGCGCATGAAGAAATCTGTTATCGAGCGTGACATCCTGCCAACACTTGGCAAAAAGCTGCTTCATGAAATCACCACGCCAATGCTCCGAGCGCTGTGCGATAAGGTTTTAGAACGTGGTGCCAGGGCTACCGCCATGCAGGTGCGTGAGATTGTCGGAGCAGTATTCGGCCATGCTATCGATCGCGGGCACTCAGTACCCAACCCGGCGGCCAATATCAAAGCCTCAAGCATCGCAACTTTTGAAGAGCGTGAGCGGGCGCTGGATCCCTATGAGATTGGGGTGTTCTTCAATGCCCTTCATTCCACTGGCGCGGCGTCATCACTTAAGCTGGCCATAAAGCTGATACTGATCACCATGGTACGCAAAGGGGAGCTGGCCGGAGCAATGTGGAAGGAAGTCGATTTCGAGTCTGCCCGATGGGTGATCCCTGCTGACCGGATGAAAGGTAGCCGCAACCATGTTGTTTACCTCTCGCAGCAGGCGCTGGACATTATGGTATCGCTGCAGGTCGCCGCATGTGGTTCTGATTACATCCTTCCAGCGCGGTACGATCCACGCAAGCACATGTCCAATGCAGCACTGAACCGCGTCATCACAACAACTGTTGAGAAAATTAATAAAGACGGAGGGGATATTGCTCATTTCACAGTGCACGACCTGCGCCGGACGGCCAGCACGATCCTGCATGAAGAGGGGTTTAATTCGGATTGGATAGAGAAGTGCTTGGCCCACGAACAGCGCGGCGTCCGTGCGGTGTACAACAAAGCGGAGTACGCCGAACAGCGCCGGGATATGCTGCAACAGTGGGCCAATATGGTGGATGGTTGGATTGAAGCGGAGAAGAAGCGTTAATCGCCAAGCACTTTCTTGGCAAGCAATGAAGAGAAAAAGGCGACAATGACGGGCAACCACAACCAGATGATGATGTGGTCTTTCCATCCAAGCTTGTCGAATCTCTCTTCCCACCGACCAAGGATGTAGAAAGAAAACATGAGGTGCAAATAGATTAAGATCATGATGCTTTCCTCATTGGTAGTGCTGGCAGGAATGCGGACGGGGCCAGTTCGATGTCATTGTGCGGGCATTCGTTGCCCCAGTGGTGCCAACCCGGCGCGTCACCACGGCTAAAAAGTTCAATTCGTGACACGTCACCGTACAGCCTTTCGAGCCGGTGCCGGGCTTCCCAAGGCTTGGAGCTGTGCTGGGTTATCGGTGCGTAGATCACTTGCTTTACGCTGGCGTCTACACGCTCCAGTCCAGAGCCTCGCACTGCAACAAGCATTGATTCCTGATTGCCTCTGCTGTAGTTGCCGGGGTTCATGCGGGTAATGCCGTTTAGCAGATCGAGGAAGTCATAGAAATCGACTAGACCGCCGTCCTCCAGCGCTGCGTTCACCGTGCGTTCTGCCATTTCGTTGAGCTTCACCCAGGTGAACAGGAACATCTGGCGTACATCGAAGCCCCAAGCCTCCGCCAGTTCTTTGGCCTGCTCTGCATGTGTGCCGGTGTACCACATGGCCAGCACGCTGTTTTCTGCTGCGATTGACCAGACTGGGAGCCGCTTAAGATCCTGCAGCGTCATGGTGCTGTAGTGATTACCGGCTGCGCCGTTGCTTACTTTGTTGCCGTACGTCCACGGCGGATCGGCCTGGATTAGCTGGTATTTAATATTCATAGCTTTTCTGGCTCCCCTTTTATTTTGATACCGATATAGCGAATGGCCTTGGCACACTGGTTAATTCCATCGTTCAAGCCTTCGGTATAATCCGTATCGTTTTCACCGTCACCACTCAGCTCTGGCAGATCAACAACGAGGCTTTCCCGGCTTGCGTTGAACATTCGCCATAGTGCCGCCGTGACCCTGTGAGTGTAATTTTCACCATCCCACCGCAAGCACGGCTCTTCTTCACCCTGGGTTATTTCGTCGTGCTCCTGCCAGTTCCAGAACTCGTTGCACAGTTTTTCGAATTGCTCCCGGCTCTCAGTCTGCTTATCCACAAATCACCTCCCATAACCAGATGAGCAACACGACAAGGCCAATCAGTGAAAGCCAGAACACACTGACGGCCAGGAACAAATAGGCCCAGATGTTGCGCAGCACATGCCGCATTACCTGGCTCATGCTGCACCTGCCTGCACTGGTCGAGACTTCCGTTGCTGCACATCTGGTTTGTACACCGATTGTTTTCCGGTGCCTGCCGCTTGGCGGGCATCAAGCCACACCTCGACCTCGTCACCATTCCAAGCGACGCGGCCCTCGGTGATAGCGAACCGTTTAGGGAACTCCCCGGCCTTCTCCAGTGCGTTGATGGTGTAAAAGGACAGCGGCACCACCTGGAGTAATTCTTTTTTGCTTAATGCCTTTTTCATTGCGTCTCCTTTGGCGGGGCCGTAGCCCCGCATGGTGGTTACATTGGAACTTCGTTCATTTCATCGCGGCGAATGGTGTAAACATCGGTCGCCATTTCCAGCCAACGATCTGACAGAGCATCGCTTGCGCCTGGTCTTTTCTTGCCATCAGGCCAAGTGCCGCCGTTGAATATCAGATCCAGCTCTTCAACCGATTTCGCCTTACCTGCCGCATCAGTGAACGCCGTAAGAATGTCATCCTGTGAGCGAGTTTCGCCCTTTGTTGTTTGGGGGCTGGTCACCTTTTCTTCTGGCTGAATAATCTTTTCCGCCTTGCCGTTGATCAGGCTGTTAAGTCCTGCGGCATTGGTTGCCGCTGGTGTTACGTCGCGCTCAACGCGTGGTTGTGGTGCGTCGAACTCGTCCGGCGTGTACACACCAAGAATCACTTCCGGGCAGTACAGGCGCGCCCAGTATTTAACGGCCAGGTAGGCGATCTGCTGTTTCGGTGCCGTTTTCCAAAGCGGGGAGTTACGCGTTGTGATTGGTGCCAGATAGACTGGCTCGCCCCAGGTGATTTCTGTCTCACCACGGATCACTGCACCAACTCGAATAAATAACCCGGCCTCATGCTGCTTGTCCGAGTGCTGCATGTACGCGTCCCAGTCGCCGCCATATTCGTATTTGAAACGGCCTTGCACCGCACGGGAGCTGGTTACTACGGCGTTAACCAACTGAGCCTCATAACCAAGGGTGCCGTTAACCAAGTGGGTTTTTTGGGCTACTGCGAAAGGGTTCATGCCCCATTGAGCTGCCTGCATTGCCACCGCCATGCAATCAGCAGGCTTTCCAGCAAGATGCTTTGGCAGCATCTGCACGCCTTGGGCCATAACTTCAGCGAATTGCTGTAACTGGCGAAGCCCGGAAGGGCTAAAAATTGCTGTGGCCGTATCAGTTACGTCGTGGTTTCCCACGGTGATGATGTCATTGCTCATGATTGATCCTGTTTGCGGGCCCACGCAGGGCGTTGAATTTTCTCGACGCCGCCCCAGTCATCCGAGGTGCGGCATTCGTGGTAGGTGTTTAGATCCCGGCGGTAGAGTCGGTGACCCTCGTCTACATCTGCTGCGTCAAGTTCAAAAACGCGTACCGGGTAGCGGCCACAGTCGATCGTTTCGCTGACAGCCACGAAGAAGAAGCCGTGTGCTTCACCTCGCACTTGCTGCGCACCTTCGCGATACATGGCGTCTTGAACGTGGTAGCGGAATTCCTCGATGTGGCGGGCAAACCGATCCATGTCGGCAACCTTCTTCACATCGACTATCACGGGGTGATCGACCAGGTAACGGTCTGGACGAACCCGGCATAGTTCGCCGGTTTCCGCATCGGTCCAGTAAAACGACGACTCGCAATGCCCTTCGGCTTCCAGCAGCCACCGCGCCGCCGGGTGGGCCATGGCGCTATCGCGCATCAGATCCAGCTTGCGGCCTTGCTCAAAGTCCATCACCGTCTTGCCGGTCTGTTCGCAGTCCTTCAGGAATGCAGCCTCGGCAGCCTTGCCATCGTTGGTGCGCCGGTTGAACTCCGGCGCGATGATGAAGCGTTTTTTAAACTCTTCCGGTTCGAGTAGTCGGCAGTGCAGGGCGCTTCCCATATCGAGCGCCTTCAGCTTCTCGGTATCAACCGGGGCTTTTTTAATCCACTGCAACAGGGCCGGGTTTTTGGCGACCAGATCGAGCTGTGACTTACTCACGCCGTCGCCGGCGTGGTAGTCATCATTTGAAATGTCGTGGTAGATGCCTGTTTTCATCACGCCACCTCATCGAACTGGTGCATGCGCTTGTAAATTTCCAGCGCCCGTTGATGTTTAACCAGCTCGGTTAGGCTGTCCCAAATTGCAGCGCTGGCCAGTTCCTGGTACTCGGTGGAGTCGCTGCCAAGTTCCAGCACTTCCGGTTCCATTCCCGGCAACTGCTGGCGGAGCATTTCGGTGAAGTGGTGAATACGAAACTGCTTATCGAGGCGTTCAACTTCGCTGTAAACCGCTTGGTAATCCTGCTCGGTGAAGTTCGCGACGATTTTTTTAACTGCTAATGCCTGCTGTGCGTTCATGGAAGCACCTCCAATCTGTTCGCCGCGTCAAACGCGACCTTAGTAATGAATGCCCACTGGAGGGCTTCGCCGAAATCTGCAAACCGCCAACTGATAAAGCCGCAGACGGTTACGCAGTAAAATCCGTTGATGGTCTGAGATATCATTTTCAATACCTTTTGATTACCATAATGGTAACTATTGGTGACGTGTGAAAATTACTTTCTGCTGGTCAGCATCGAGTTGAATTTCCCAGCCTTGAATACGTTTAACAAAGAAAAACATATCGTTAAGAAGAGGGCTTTCATAACCCATTGTGAACATCCAGTTTGATTCTTTCATCGTGTAAACCTCTGCTGTAGTGGTCTTAACGAAGCGCCTCGCAGGACGCTTTATAAGTTCACTTCTAAAGAGCTTGTCCAGTCGGTCCCGCTCTTGACGGGGCTGGGGGTGATTGAGTCGCTCACCCGATGCGTTTGCTTACCTTCGTTTACCTTTTTGGTAACTTGTTGAGGTAATGATTATCCAAAAATGAATAGGTGTCAATAGGTATAAATATAAAAATTACCAAATTGGTAATCGTTGGTGGCGTGCAAAAGCACCGCAGCGCGGTAACTTCTTGGAAAGAAAGGAAAGGCGGGTTACTTCTGTGCTGGCGGGGTGTATTCCATACGCCCTAGCGAGGCGGCCTTTTCCCTGTGCAGGCGCAGGCGTTCTCTAAAATACTCGCGCAGGTGCTCGGGCTGTTCGCGTTCGACCAGTTCCGGGATCACAGGCATGTTGTAGCGTTCTTTGAAGGCAACCCCACCGGCGGCCAGATCCACGTTTACCTTGTCCATGTCCTCTTTGGAAAGGTTGGTCAGGTTGAACGATGTTTTCTCTGTCATTGGCGGGCCTGCAACATCACGAATTCAATGAATGACTCGATCTTGGCCTTATCTTCCGGCGGCAACTGCGCAAACTGTGATCGATCATAGTTAATCAATGTCGGGTCGTTCTGCTGTAGCAGCAGCTCGTAACCACGGCGCCCGAATGCCCCGGCGATCGCCTCCAGGCTGTTGATTGTCACGTTGCCCTCACGACTCAGCACGCGGTTAACCGTCGCCTGTCCGACACCGGCAGCTGCGGCAACTTTCACCTGGCTGGAAAGCTCGCGGTTTCCACTCATCCACTTTTCCAGATTACTGGCCACTATCGCGCCTGCGTCAGTTTCTTGCTCTGCCTGGTCGGCCCCAGAGTCCAAGGCAAGAACGTGATCGCGGTCGAGCCAATACTTTGGCTTGTTGCTTGCTTCTTCTATCTTGCGCGCAACACTATCGCCGATCCCTTTGTTGTTCTTGTCGGCAACCGGCTTCAGCCAACGACTGACCAGGTTGGCATTGATCTTCAATTTCTCTGCCAAACGTATCTGTTTGCCGTCAAAGTCGCGCCGAATGATTTCGAGCAGGTTCTCGCGTCGTACTTCGTTGATGCTTTTCATGATGTGTTGAACAGTCCATTGAATAAAATTCTGCCTGTATTTAAAACAAAATTACCTTAATGGTAAATGCACCAAAAAGGTAATAAATTTGCCAAAGACCACCAATTAGGTAATCATCTATGCATCCGCTGGCGGCAAAGAGGTGCCATAAATTGGAAAAAGTCGATAAGTTTAGTCTAAAACAGATGTGGCTCTGCATGAATGCCGACGAGCGGAAAGCGTTCGCCGCTGATGCGGGCAGCACCGTCCACTACATCAAAACGCATACTGTGCGAGCTACTAAAGTTCCACGGCAAGCGTTTATGGATCAGCTTGTTAAGGCAGTACGCAAGCGCAAGCCTGAAGTCACGAAAGAGCAGGTAATCGAATACTTCTACCGGTAGTCACCACCACCTAACCAGGGTCGCTTATGCGGCCCTTTTTTTATGCATGCTCGGCAATGGTAATTAAAATCCATTTATGGTTGATCTATTTTCAACTAATCGCTAATCTCTATCACATTCATACACAGAAAAGAGGTGGAGGCGTGAAGATCATTACCCGAGCAGAGGCTGCGAAAGCCGGAACCATGAAGTATTACACCGGCGCAGCATGCCGTAACGGGCATGTTTGCGAGCGTTATACGGTGAACGGGGCGTGCGTGGAATGTAACGCCAATCATACAAAAGCTCAGCGTCAGCGGATCAGGGAGATGATCACGCTTGCTCGAGAGGGTCGCGAGGTGGCTCATGGTTAAACTGAAAAATGGCGAGTTGGCCCTTATCGTTAAATCCAAGCTGGAAAGCGAAGTCGGGAAAACGGTTAAATTAATTCGCCCCATTGCAAACCGTGACTGGTTTAATTCTACCGACGGTACACGTTATCAATACAACACTTCACATGGTTATGGCTGGTTATGCCAGGGAGATATAGCTCTTGGCATGAGGCCATTTCCTAAAGATTGGCTGATCCCATTATCAGGCGGTTTTGAGGATGTGCAGGAGGTGCGCTGATGGCCGGTGACTGGATTAAGATGCGATCTGATTTGCACACGCATCCTAAAATTGTCCGCATGGCGTCCGCATTGAAAGCGGACAGATTGCGCATAATCGGCGCATTGCATGCTACATGGTGTCTGTTTGATGTCCACTCTATCGACGGATTGCTGGACGGTTACTCTTCTGAAACGCTAAATGACATGATTGGTTTTCCCGGCTTTGCCCAGGCAATGATCTCTGTTGGCTGGCTTTCTGATGAACACGAACACCTTTCTATGCCAAGGTTTGACGAGCATAACGGCCAGTCTGCCAAGCGTCGAGCACAAGAAGCCTCACGTAAAAGGGAAGCGCGCAGAGCGTCCGCAACTGATGCGGACAAATTGCAGACTAGAGAAGAGAAGAGAAGAGAAGATATAAATAAAGATCCCCCTCTTACTCCCCCAAAGCCAAAAAAGGCGGGATATGCGTATCCAGCAGAACTTAACGCACCGGCCTGGGATGAGTGGAAGCAGTATCGCCGGGATCTGAAACTCAAGGCATACGCGCCGACCCCCAGAAGCGAAGGCGCTGCAATCACCAACCTGTTGAACCTTTCTGAAGGCAGTCAGCAACGACAGGCCGAGATTATCAAGCAGAGCATGGCTAACGGCTGGCAAGGCCTGTTTGAACTTAAGCCAAGCATGCAGGGTAATTCGCACTCAACAATTGACTTCGAAAGTGCCTTCATGCGGCTTGTGTTGAACGGAGGTAAACCAGTCAACGAGGCAGAGGCAAGAGCTTTGAAGCAGGCCCAAAATGCAGGACTGCGCAGACGCAACGAAGCTCAGGCTCATTCTGCTTGGCGGGCTTATCTTTCCCAGGCATACCGTGATACAGGAGAAACAGTAAATCCGAATACGAATTGAAATGGTGCAATTCCGAAGCGCTTCAGGGGTAGATTGCGGTAAGTGGCACTCAGGCATATAACGCGACGGGTTAAGCGGTAGAACTCAACAGCGGCCCATACAGAGCGTTTTAGCATAGATGCGAATTGTGAGAACAATCGCTATTTTTTAGTTGCAAATAATTACCTAAAAGGTAATGATTACCTTAATGGTGATTCAAGGGGTGATTTGTGAGACAGAAAACAAACCCATCTTTTGCTCTTGGCCGGTTGAAGGTCGGGCAGATGAACAAGACCGAGCAGGCGTATGCCACCACGTTGGATGACTGGAAATCAGCGGGAATGCTCGCCTGGTTCAAGTTCGAAGGGGTAAAGCTCCGCCTTGCTGATAACACGTTTTATACGCCGGATTTCGCAGTAATGCGCGCCGACGGAACCATGGAAATGCACGAAGTTAAAGGGTTTTGGACTGACGACGCCAGGGTAAAAATCAAAGTCGCCGCAGACATTTACCCGTTCAAATTTTTAGCCATTAAGGCCAATAGCAAAAAGGCTGGCGGTGGCTGGTCGGTAGAGGAGTTTTAACGTGGACAACATCGATCAGGCCAACGAGCGCGCAGAGCAAATCCTGCAGATGCGCATAGACGCAGCCAGGACAAAACCAGTTTTACCAGCGGCGCATGAATGCGACGCGTGCGGCGAACCAATACCAGAAGCCAGGCGCAGAACAGTTCCCGGTGTCCGGTTGTGTATCGACTGCAAAACGTTCGAAGAGATGCACCAAAGAACACACAGATAAGGACTTGATAATGAAAAATATCGTTGAAAATCAAGGTATAAAAAATGATAAGCCAGTTCCGCTTAGTTACGAGCAGCTCAAGCAAAGGCTGGATGCTGTTGTTGCTGAGTGTGCAGGCCTTCGCGAGCAATCAGAAGAAGTCTACGCAGCAGGATACAACCACGGCCACCTCAACACCGTTGATGGAATTGCGTATGCACCAGGCACCAAGGACGAATTTTACTCTTTGGCTTTGCAGGTAATGGCGGAAGCCGTAGCAGTCTGGAACCGTGACAGCGAGGCCCAGCATGAAGAGTGAGCAACTAACACATGATGAACTTTGCCTGATTGCCGAGCGCTTTCTCAGAAATAACGGCTTCAAAGTGGCATTCCATGATCGCTTTGTTGCCGCCGTATCGACCGGAGAGCAGCCGGATGCAATCGGCTTTCGTAACGGCTCGTCATGCCTTATAGAAGCCAAGGCAAGCCGTGCAGACTTCCTCGCTGACCGTAAAAAACGATTCCGCATTCAGTCCGAGTTAGGCATGGGGGATTGGCGTTTTTTCATCTGCGAGCCGGGGATTATCAATCCCGAAGATTTGCCGGAAGGCTGGGGCTTGCTGTACGCGAAAGGGAGCCGAGTTTACAAGGCTCATGGCTGGCCTGGTAACGCGGTCTGGTACTCGGATAAACCCTTCCAGGCTAACAAACAGGCGGAGTGTGATTTGATGTATAGCGCGCTGCGCCGTCTGCAAATCCGTGGCTATTTGCCGGAAGTGTATGAAGGCATTCCAAAGCCAGCGGGGCAGCACACACAGGGGGAGAGAGAGTGAGCAAGCTAACGAAAAAGCAGCGTGCTGAGTTGCGGCAAATGTTCGGTGGCCGGTGTGCCTATTGCGGCTGTGAGCTGAAAGAAAAAGGCTGGCACGCTGATCACGTAGTTGCTGTTCTGCGCGTGTCGGAGCAGGACATGAAAGCCGCAGCCAAAGGGATTTTTAAGCTGAAAGCCACTGGAGAGGTATTCAATCAGCATGCTGACAATCATGAAAATCTCGTCCCGGCTTGCGCCCCCTGCAATCTGTTAAAAACCAGCTATTCGCTGGAAATGTTCAGAAAGCAAGTTTCACTGCAAGTTGAGAGAGGCCGGAAAAGCAGCGTCAATTTCCGAACTGCCGAGCGATTTGGTCAAATTCAAGTCACTAACGCACCAGTTGTTTTCTGGTTCGAACGTTATGACGCCCAGGAGGAAGCAAAGCCATGAGCATGGAAAATGACACATACGAATGCTGCCGCAGGAAGTGCAAGCTAATTCATAAGCACTCTGAGCGCGTCATGGTTAAAGGCAAGCCCATTCATGGTGTGGCAGTAAAAGATTCAACCTGCCCCCGCTGTGGGTGCAAAGAGTTCTATATCGTCAAGCGTGATGAGGACGTGACTGATGAGCAATAAATTAGAAGCACTTAGCCAGCCTGTGGCATTCGTCTATCAAATTGCTGGAGCCTGTGTTTCAGACTACCCAAATCCTTGTGGCAAATGGGTCGACTGGCGCACTGAGTTAAGCTGCGAATGTCCTCCCGACTGGATGATTGAAGAAGGAAAAGTAAAAGACCTCAAACCCCGCTACTCGCAAGAGTACGTAACAGCACTATTGGCAGCGCTGGAAGAAGCCAACAGCAAAAACTTTCAAACTCAAATGTTTGAATGGATTGGAAGATACGAGGCGGAGCGCAAGCGCGTAGATGCAGCAGAGCAGCGACTACAGCAGCCTATCAAGTTGCCGAAAGGTTTTTCACATCAAGATGGAGCGCCCCACGCATTGCTCGGTACTGGCGACGTGATGATAAGTCACATCAAGTGGGCTGACGCACAGGGCATAGCATTTGCCCCCATGCCAGCGGGTAAGGCTGGGATCGGCGTTAATGTTGATGCTGACGTGGCCGGTAAAAGTAGCGATGAAATTGGAGCGGTATTCGTCGTCAAGGCAACGTCCGTGCCGTCTCTCGAAGTGCTGAAAGAGGCTGTGCAGATGGCTATTGATGGCTTTAAGGTCGAGGGGGAGTGATATGCGCATCCGGATCAGCAAAGACCGCTGGCTTTGTTGCAATACACTGCCGCGTGAACTGTGGTATTTCGGTTACGTGGAGGATTGGTATGACGGGCCAATCCCCTGTTTCGGCTTTGGCTTCTTCCACTTTTATTTGTGGTACGACTACATGTTTTGAGGTGATGCATGACCAGATCAATGGCACCAAATGAGTGGGTGAAAGCAGTTAAGCCTGATTTTGTAGACGGAAAACCGTGCGCGTTCTGCAATACCCGCCAGCCAGAAAGCCAGGTGATTGGTGGCCCTGATGGCATCAAGATTTGCCGCGATTGCGTGTCTTTGTGCAGCGACATAATCCGCGACAGGGACAACCAAGCCAGGGCTAATGCAATAGCAGCACTTGTGCAGCATGGCCGTATCACAACCGATAGGAATGATGACTGGAAGCGTTCTGCGGAGTGTATTTATACAGCGATAGCGGAAGGGAAAATTCCAGGCGTGAGGATTGAGTGACATGTCATTCTACTGCTTGTTTAACGGTCACAATTACATCATGGCCGCATATCGCCACAATGGAATTTATCTAATCTGCCCATCATGTGGTAAGCAGCTTTGGCGGCCAATGGATACTGAGCTTTGAGAAATAACCTATGACAACAGTAACAACTGAAGCCATTGCTGGCGTGGCTGATTTAAAGGCCGGTTACACCCTAGGTCACGCCGATGTGGCGATACTGAAAACCCTAGCCGCCGAGCTGCTGGCTGTAAGGGAGGCGCAGCCGGTGTGGGTAGATGCGGAAATCCATGAGACCATTGAAGATATATTGCACCGTAGGATGTCCGGCGCAGGAAGGTATGTATCATTTCATCGAAATCAGTCACCAACGGGTTTCAAGCAGCGGATGCCAATCTACACCGCTCCGCCTGCGCCAGCATTACCAGGCGAACTGCTAGATGCAATGGCTGAGGTCATTCGCATTTCTGACCGCGACCACGAGGCATGGGATCGCGCTAAAGCCGCCATTTCAGCCTGCCGCGCTGCAATGCTCCAACCTGTTAGCCAGGGTTGCGCGTGGACTTACGACGAGCACGATTACAAATGGGATAGCACCTGTGGTGAATCATGGCAGTTTACCGATGGTGGTCCAGAAGATAATGGCGTGAAGTTTTGCCAAGGCTGCGGAAAACCTGTTGCGCTGGCAGCAGCACCTACCCCTACCAAGGCGGTGCCAGATGCGTGACCGTACTCCGTACACCAACGAAGAGCTGATCGAGATGGCCGATCAGGTTGAAGAGTTCTGCCCGCGCCGGGCTGCCACATACCGGGAACTGGCAGGGTTAAGAACGCGCCTCGATGCGCCAATCATTCCCGGTGAGGCTATTGGTGACATGATTAACCTTGGCGCTGGCTTTGTCGTTATCGATGAGCATGGCGCCAGAAGGTTGCCACCGCAAAAAGTGTCTTTGCTTCCAGGGGAGAATGACTATGACCAGGACTGACGACCAGAAGCGGGCCGATGCCCGCAATCGCAAACGTGCCCAACGGCAGCGCGAACGTGAAGCGGCGACCACCGCCGCTGTAAGCGGTAGACGGCGGATTACTTTCGAGGTCAGCGATCACATCTTCGAGCAGATACAGGCCAACTGTGCCGCACGTCGGCCAGGCAAGGAGCCGTATAGCGTGGATGAATACTTCGAGCTGTTGGCGGTGCAGGATATCAATCTGTTAAAGCGGCAACTGGATGAGCTGGCCAACCATAAGTGCCATTGCGGCGAACCCATGCCCGGGCCAACCGGCGGTTGCGTTATGAATGGTGATGCCGTCTGCAAGCAGACCGGGATCTGGCGTGACCTGATGCTTAAAACTCTGTGACGTGTCACACGATAATTCGTGACTGGTCACGACAAGTCACACAGCAGATCACCCGCCGCTTGGCGGTTTTTCACTGCGTGTTATGATGTTACCAAGGAGGTAATCATTATGGCTAAAGACGGTAAACTTAATGCGCAGATGGAGCGATTTTGTCAGGAGTACATTAAAGCGCCAGAGAACCAGACGGCGGCCGCAAAGGCTGCCGAGTACAAGAACCCTGCGGTGTCTGCGTCCAGGCTGATGAAAGACCCAGACATTCAGGCCCGCATTGCTGAACTGATGAAGCACCGCAACAAGCGCACAAAGATCGGTGCTGACTACGTGCTAAAGCGCCTAGTTGAAATCGACCAGATGGACGTGCTGGACATCCTGAGCGATGACGGAGGGCTAAAGCCGATCAGCGAATGGCCTAAGGTGTGGCGAATATCATTGAGCGCAATGGACATCAACCGGATCCGCATGGCAGGGAAGGAGGGCGATGATAGCATCGAGTCAACCCTGCAAAAGGTTAAGTGGCCTGACAAGGTGAAGAACCTGGAGCTGATCGGTAAGCACGTCGATGTCCAGGCATTCAAAGACCGCGTAGAGCTTAATGTCAACGTTACGCTGGCTGACCGCATGGCGGCAGCGAGAAAGCGTGTTGTTAAAGGCGAAACTAATTAAATCTAAGGGGAAGGAAATGCAAGATACCTGGTTGCTGCGTTGTTTTAAACATGCATACGGAATCACAGACAAAGGCGGATCAAAGGCATTAGTAGCTAGGCACTACAACCGCAAGGTAAGGAAGTGCTTTCCGCGTGGTAAGAACTGGCCACCAACAGAGGGTGGACAGCCGGATAGGGAGGCAATGAAACATGCCTGAGCTTGAAAGTGCTCAGCAAGAGCTGATCGATGATATCGCCAGCTTTACCCACGATCCCCACGGCTACGCACTCTATGCATTTCCGTGGGGTGAAGAGGGAACCGAGCTGCATGATTCACCTGGCCCGCGAGTATGGCAGGGTGATGCTTTCGATGAGATTGGTACACATCTACAAAACCCGGAAACACGACACCAGCCGCTACTCATCTGCCGCGCATCCGGGCACGGGATCGGCAAGTCTGCGTTTATCTCTATGCTGGTGAAGTGGGGCATGGACACATGCGAAGATTGCAAAGTGGTGGTGACAGCAAACACAGAGAACCAGCTCCGAACTAAGACGTGGCCGGAGATCGCCAAGTGGCAGCGCCTATCGATCACCAACGACTGGTTCAACTGCACGGCTACCGCTATCTATGCCAATGATACGGCACACGCCAAATCGTGGCGGGCTGACGCCGTTCCGTGGTCTGAGAACAACACAGAGGCATTCGCCGGGCTGCACAACAAGGGTAAGCGCATCATCCTGATATTCGATGAGGCATCAAACATTGCCGATCTGGTATGGGAGGTTGCCGAGGGGGCGCTGACGGATGAGGGCACAGAGATTATCTGGGTAGCTTTCGGTAACCCGACGCGCAACATGGGCCGGTTCCGTGAATGCTTCCGCAAGTATCGCCACCGCTGGAAGGGTAAGCAGATCGACAGCCGCACGGTGGAGGGCACGAACAAAGAGCAGATCGCCAAGTGGGAGCAGGACAACGGCGAGGATAGCGACTTCTTCAAGGTGCGTGTGCGCGGTATCTTCCCTGATGCATCTGAAACCCAGTTTATCCCAACTGGTTTGACCGATGAGGCGCTGGCCAGGGTGGTGACTGAACGTGATGTTGCCCACGCTCCGACCATCATCGGCGTAGACCCCGCCTATTCTGGCGCTGATGACGCGGTGATCTACATGCGCAAAGGGCTGCATGCCAAATTACTGTGGCGTGGCAGCAAGACAACTGACGATCTCATCATGGCGAAGCGTATTGCTGATTACGAGGATGAGCACCAGGCTGATGCTGTCCATATCGATTTTGGCTATGGCACAGGGATCCACTCTATCGGTACTGGCTGGGGCAGGTCGTGGACGCTAGTCCCGTTCGGTGGCGCATCCAGTGATCCGCAGATGCTGAACAAGCGCGGGGAGATGTACAACAACGCCAAGATGTGGATGAAGTTAGGCGGCGCGCTTGATGAGAGGGAAACGGCAGAGGACTTATCTGCGGTGGAATACAAGGTGAGGGTAGACGGCAAGATCGTGCTGGAGCCAAAGGAGCAGGTGAAAGAGCGCCTAGGCCGGTCGCCTGGTTGCGGTGATTCGTTTGTCCTTACCTTTGCGTATCCAGTCACCAAGAAGCAACATGCAATGCCCGGCCAGAGACGCGGAGGCGCAGTCGTAGACTATGACCCGTATGCATAAAAAAGCCCGCATTAGCGGGCCTTTCATCTGTTCGCGGAGATTAAAATTAGTCCTTCAAATGCGCTTCAGTTTTAACCGCCATCTCACTGGAAAGCAATTCAGCACTGGTGCTATCCACGACTGCCGTGTGGTGTGGGTTAACGTTCTCAGCCATCCACTTGATTAGCGGAGTTGCAGCCTCTACGAAGCTATTGCGCCGCTGTGCATTCTCATCGCTTACAGCACACTTGCCCAGGCATGGCCCTTGGTCAGCAAAACAGTTGGTGCAGGCATGATCGTGTTTTTCTTGCTTCTGGAATGTTTCATGGATACCGCCTCCCATGTTGTACCACTGCCAGCATTTACCGTATTCTCGATTCAGGGAATGATCATCCAGTAACTCAATTACCCCCAGGTCACTTATCGCTGCCTCATGTTCTGGCTGATAGCCTTCGCCAATGGCGATCTTTATATATTCGATCATCTGTCCGCGCTTTGGTTCAATGGAACCTTCAGGCTTGTGAAGATAGATCTTGTCGAATGCGGCATTGATATCGTCTGCAATCTTCTCGAGCATTTCTTTGCCATGTGTGGCTGCAACCGGCAGGAGCACATCACGCAGGGTTGCAAGTTTGGCATGGAAACGGGCCTCGCTGGCCATGGCTTCCATTTGCCGTTCATCAAGTCCAGTTGCATTTAATCCGGTAGATAACATGGGGCAGTCCTCTCTAAAAAAATGCCCGCCTCGCTGCGGGCGAAGTCTTACACACAGATAACGGTCGCGGGTATATCGTGAAGCACCATCCCCAAGTTACCGGCACACCCCCTACAAGTGTTTGGCACTTGATTAACAACGAATGATGCTTCGCGTTAAACCATCGAGAGCACCGGTATCAGTTTCTTAGACTATCCAGGGTTTAAGTGCTGACCCGGTTTGTTGCTCTCAATGATTACCATAAAGGTAATTTGTAATGGTGTTTATGTCAAATACTATTTCTATATGGTTTAATTGGTAATTATTTCAGGAGGGTTATCGCATGTGTATGAGTTCGCCGAAGGCTCCAGCAACTCCGCAGGTTCAAGCCGCGCCACAGGTGCAGGACGCCTCTATCGTTGATGCTGCTGATAGAGACAAAGCCCGCCGCCGTGCTGCCGCTGGTCAGCAGTCTACGATCCTGACTGGGGCGCAAGGTGCAACTGGCCAGGCGACCACCACAGGCAAAACTCTGTTGGGTGGCTAAGATGGCAGAACAGGAATCCCGCAAGCAGTTTTTGATGAGCCAGCTCTCACAACTGGAGACTGCCCGCAGCTCTTACGATTCGCACTGGAAGGAACTGTGCGAGTTTATCCTGCCGAACAGCGGGAGATTCCTCACATCCGAAGTTGCCAAGAACAAGCGCAACACCAAGATTGTCGATCCGACCGGCGGCCTTGCATCACGCACGTTGGAGTCGGGCATGCTATCCGGCATCACTTCCCCAACCCGCCCGTGGTTCTCACTGAGCACGCCGAACAAGCAACTGATGGACAGTTGGCCGGTCAAGATGTGGCTGACGCAAGTTGTCGGACTGATGAACGATGTGATGAATAAATCGAACTGGTACCAGTCGCTGACGGTTCTCTACCGCAGCCTTGGCACATTCGCCACAGGTGCCATTTCGATACTGGAAGATGACGAGGACGTGATCCGCACGCACGTATTCCCGATCGGCAGTTACTACGTTTCGAACAGTGCTCGCCTGCAGGTTGATACCGTATTCCGCAAATACTCCACGACCTGCCGCCAGCTTGTTAACGAGTTCGGCATTGATAACGTCAGCGCTGGGGTTAAGTCGGCATGGGAGAGCAAAAGCTACGAGCAGTATTTTGAAGTGGTTCACGCCGTTCTACCCAATACCGATCGCGATACCGGCAAGTTGAATTCGAAGAACAAGCGCTACAGCTCTGTTTACTTCGAGACAGGCGGCGACGGTGACAAGCTGTTAAGCGAGGCTGGTTTCGATGAGATGCCGATCCTGGTGCCGCGCTGGGATATCAACGGCGAAGATGCTTACGGCTCGTCCTGCCCTGGCATTCTGGCGTTGGGCTGCATCAAGGCATTGCAGCTACAGCAGAAGCGCAAAGACCAGGCGATCGACAAGCTTGTTAATCCGCCGATGATGGCCCCGTCCTCATTGCGTAACGAGCGCATTTCTCTGCTGCCTGGTGACGTGTCCTACTACAACGGCGCTGGCGATCAAGCCGGTTTCAAGCCCATCTACGAAATCAATCCGCGTGTAAACGAGCTGCTGGCCAGCATTCAGGATTCCCGGCAGATCACCGACGAGTGCTACTTCGTCCCGCTGTTCAACATGTTCAGCCAGATCAATACCCGCAGCATGCCAACCGAGGCAGTAACCGAACTGCGCGACGAGAAGATGCTGCAACTCGGCCCAGTGCTGGAGCGCCTGAATGATGAGTTCCTCGATCCGGCTATCGACCGCATTTTCAACATCATGCTGCGCCGCGGCATGTTGCCACCACCGCCGGAAGAATTGCAGGGCCAACCGCTGCGCGTCGAGTACACAAGCGTAATGGCTCAGGCTCAGAAAGCCGTGGGCATTGGCTCCATTGAACGCTTCGTTGGCTTCATCGGCAACATGTCCCAACTGTTCCCGGCAGCACGCGACAAGCTGGATGTGGACAACACCATTGACGAGTACGGCGACATGCTTGGCGTACCGGCCACGATCACCAAGTCAGATGAGCAGGTGCAGGCAGAACGCCAAGCACAGGCACAACAGGCACAAGCGCAGCAGGCTCTACAGATGGGCGCGCAGAGTGCAGATATTGCCAAGACCATGAGCGAGACAAGCACCGGCGGCGATCCTAATGCGCTGACGCAGGTCGCGCAGGTGATGCAGCAATGATGACGAAAGAGCAGTTGCAGCAGCGCCACGCTGACGACGTTAAGCAGGTGATGAGCACCGAGCAGGGCCGCCGATTTGTTTGGGGACTGTTGTCCCAGGCTGGCGTGTTCCAGACGACCTTCAGTGTTGACACAAACACCGCCATGTTCCGCGAGGGAAACCGCAATGCTGGGCTGGCTTTATTCAATGACGTGTTCGGCCTTTGCCCGGACTTGTACCTAAAGATGGCCGCCGAGGCCGAGAAAGACAGAGAGGCTAATCATGGCAAGACAACGCCAGAAAGTGATCCGGAATGACGGCGGCGTGCAAGTCGTTGAGGTATTGAGCGGTGGTAGTGCATCCGTTGCATGGGGTGACATCACCGGCAAGCCAACCACGTTTGCGCCAGTTACAGCAACCACATCAGTGATCGGCGGCGTGAAGCAGGCAGCAACTCAGGCCAACTCAACCGCTACTGATGCGGCAGGACTGGTAACCGATTTCAACGCACTGCTGGCCAAGCTTAAAGCCGCAGGGATTATGGCGTAAGGAGCAAGTAGATGAATTTGTTTGAACGTTTGTTATATCGCCGCTTGTGTGCCGAGGCTTCGCCAGATGGTGGTGATGGCGGCGGCGCAGCACCGGCGGGAGCTGAACCTGCACCAGCCAGCGATCCGGCACCGGCCCCGGCGAGTGATCCAGCTCCGGAGGGAAAACCTGCCGATCCTGCAAAGGAGCCAGAGGTTGATAATGCTGGCGAAAAGGACAAGGCGAAGGAACCGGAGAAGAAAGACGAAAAGCCGGTGGTGCCAGAAAAGTACGAGTTCAAAGCTCCCGAAGGCGTTGAACAACTGGACCCGCAGGCGTTGGCAGTATTCGAACCGATCGCCAAAGAGCTTGGCCTTTCACAAGAGCAGGCTCAAAAGCTGGTCGACATCTACCCGCAGATCCAGCAACAGCAGGCTGAACTCTGGAGTAAGCAGGTTACTGACTGGGGCGAACAGGTCAAAGCCGATAAAGAAATTGGCGGCGACAAGTTAACGGCCAGCGTTGGCCAGGCGCAGAAGGCGCTCGATCAGTTCGGTACGCCAGCGCTGCGTGAGTATCTGCATACCAGCGGTCTAGGTAATCACCCCGAACTGGTTCGGGCGTTTGCAAAAGTCGGCAAGATGATGAGTGAAGACAAAATCATCATGCCAAATCAAGGCGGTCAGCGTAGCGCGGCCGACATTTTATACGGCAAGAAGGAGTAATACCGAATGGCTATTAAAGGCACTAACGCGCTTACGCTGGCAGACCACGCAAAGCGCATGGATCCAGATGGGAAGATTCCCGCAATCGTTGAGTTGCTGGCACAAACCAACCCTATTCTGACGGATATGGCGTTTGTTGAAGGCAACCTTCCAACTGGTCACCGAACTACTATTCGCACTGGGTTACCGTCTGCTACCTGGCGCCTGCTTAACTATGGGGTGCAGCCAAGTAAATCGACCACTGCGCAAGTGACCGATAGCACTGGCATGCTGGAAGCTTACGCAGAGGTCGATAAAGACCTGGCAGACCTGAACGGTAACACCAATGAATTCCGCCTATCAGAGGATCGTGCCTTCCTGGAAGGTATGAATCAGCAGATGGCAGAGACTGTTTTCTATGGCGATACACGGATCACCCCTCAGCGCTTCACCGGATTATCTGCTCGCTATAACGATAAATCTGCTAAGAACGCGCAGAATATCGTTGATGCTGGCGGCACTGGATCCAACCTAACCTCAATCTGGCTCGTTGTTTGGGGTAGCAACACCGTGCATGGGATTTTCCCGAAAGGTAAAGCTGCTGGTTTGAGCCACGTCGATAAAGGGCAGCAGACATTACGTGATGCGAATAACAACCCGTATGAAGGCTACCGCACTCACTACAAGTGGGATAACGGCTTGACCGTTCGCGATTGGCGCTATGTTGTGCGTATTGCCAATATCGACACTACCAAGCTAGGCACTGATGACGGCCCGAACATCGCTAAGCTGATGGTCCAGGCACTGCATCGCATCCCTAACCTGCAAATGGGTAAGGCCGTGTTCTACATGAACCGCGATGCTGCTGAGTATCTGGACATTCAGGCGACAGAGAAAGCATCCCTGGCGATCACCGTGAAGGAAACCGAGGGCATCTTCTGGACTTCCTTCCGTGGCGTTCCTGTTCGTACCTGTGATGCGCTGCTGAGCACTGAATCACAGGTTGTTTAAACCCGGCTGAGCCGCCGGGTGCGGCTCTCCTTTCTCACTGATGGAGAGACAAAATGATCCTCGACTATCTCAACATGTTTTCGCAGAGCCAGACAGTAACGGCTACTGCGGTGTCCGCTGATGTGATCGACCTTGGACCGCTCTACGCAGGTAATGATGTGCGTGATATCGGCCCTGGTTATCCGATTGAGTTTCTGGCACAGGTAGCAACTACAGCTACTGCTGCTGGTGCTGCAACGGTGACGATCAGCTTGCAGACATCAAAGACCAGCGACTTCGCTACCGCAACCACGCTCTTGCAGACCGGAGCTATTGCTGTGGCTGATCTCAAGGCTGGTTATCGCTATGTCGCAACCGTTCCGCACGGCGTACAGCGCTACCTGCGAGTCAACTACGCCGTGGCCACAGGCCCGCTGACTGCTGGTGCTTTCACCTCTGGCTTACTGCTGGATGCGGATGCGCAACGCAACTACGCCAGCGCATTCAAAATCACCGTTTAAGGGGCGCGTGACATGTCACAAGAGAAAAGTTATCTGGTCACGCGCAAATCGTTCATTGATGGCCACTTGCTGGAAGAAGGCGAGATCATCAAGTACTCAGGCAAGGCTGGTAATAACCTCCAGTTGCTTGATGACGATGGCAAGCCGGTTACTGCAACTGCCGCTGTGCAGGATGGCGATAGTGCCGACTTGGAAAAATTGCGCCAGCAGTATGAAGGGTTGTTTAACGAGAAACCTCACTTCAACACAGGCGCGGCCAAGCTTCAGGCAGCTATCGATGAAAAGCGCAAAGAGTTAGGCGTTAACTAATCACCGAGGGGCTTCGGCCCCTTTCTTCTATGGAGTGATCGCATGAAAACCGTAAACCTCAAGATTGGCACTGACACCTACGAAAGCGAAGGCGGGAAACCAGAGACACGCGACGAATACCCTTGGGGTTTGCGCTTCACTCTGAACAACGACACGCTGGAAAAGCTGGGCATTCCTCTGCCAAAGGTTGGCGAGATGCTGGTCGTTGGCGGCATTGCTAAGGTGCTGTCTGTTTCCACTCGCACCGAAGGCGACAAGGCCGAAAGCAGCGTTGATCTTCAGTTTACCGATCTCGGTGTAGAAGCTGCGCCAGCACCACAGCGCTCCGCCGCTGATACGCTCTACGGCGATGCAGGGGGCGAGTAATGGCCTCTGTAATCCAAATCTGCAACGTTGCGCTTAGCCGCCTGGGTAACAGCCGGGTGATCGCCAGCCTGGTCGAAAAGAGCAAAGAGGCGGCAGCCTGCAACCTTTTCTATGAGGATTGCCGTGATGCTGTTCTGGCCGACTTCCCTTGGGCGTTTGCGTCGAAGCGTGTGGCCCTGGCTGAGTTGGACATCACACAGCCTGATTGGCAATTCAGTTACCGCTACCCAACTGACTGCATGCGCCTTATCGAAATCTATCCGCCGGACGGCAGCCGCTTTACTACGCCAGAATTCCGCGTTCCATTTGAAACCGGGGCGGAAGCGGATGGCGCTGGCCGCCTGATACTCACTAACCTGCCGAAAGCATGGATCCGATACGTGTCCCGCATCACCGATCCGAACATGTTCGGGCCTGAGTTCCGCGATGCCCTGAGTTGGCGACTGGCTGCAGAAATCAACATGCAGGTGACTGGTGATCCGAACCTTGGCGCGCAGGCTCAGCAGCGCTACCAACTGACAATTTCATCAGCGTCAGCACTGAGCATGCAGGAGGCGCAGGAGCCTGTTGCCCCTTGGTCTGATGTCACCAATGCGAGGCTGTCATAATGACTACCAGCCTGATCCAGCCGTCCTTTGCCGGTGGAGAGATATCACCAAGCCTTTATGGCCGCGTTGATCTGGAGAAGTACCAGACATCACTGCGCCGCTGCCGTAATTTCGTTGTGCGCCAATCCGGTGGCATCGAGAACCGGGCGGGCACCCGCTTTGTGGCCCCGGCAAAATACGCCGATCGCAAGTGCAGGCTGATCCCGTTCCAGTTCAATACTGAGCAAACCTATGTGATTGAGGTTGGCGATCACTACTTTCGCGTCTACCAGGACGGCGGCCAGGTGGTTTACTCGTCTGGGCCAAGCGCTGGTCAGCCTGTTGATGTCGTTACGCCATGGGCGGCTGCTGATATCGGCGAACTGAAATACACGCAGAGCGCCGACGTGATGACTGTCTGCCACCCTAACTATCAACCGCTGGAGATCCAGCGCTACGCACACGATGACTGGCGCACAGCCGAGGTTGTCACTGTCAGCGGGCCATTCGGCAGCGTTAATATTGACGAAGCCATTACCGTGTATGCCAGCGCCGCCAGCGGCACGGTAACGCTGACCGCCAGCAGCGCGATATTCAAAGCCTGGCATGTTGGCAAGCTGTTCTACATGGAGCAGAAAAACGTTGATACTGTTGGCCGGTGGGTTACCGGTGAAGCGGTCAGCGTAGGCGATATGTGCCGGTATCAGGAAAACTATTACCGCTGCATTAATGCTGGCGAGCGTGGCCACACCGGCCCGGTTGCACCATCGCACACTACCGGCGATAGCTGGGATGGCTGGGCAGTAACTGGATCGGATGCGTATGGCGTACTGTGGCGCTATCTGCATTCTGGCCGTGGTATCTGCAAGATCACCACCGTCGCTGGTGATGGTCTGACAGCCACTGCTGATGTTGTGACGCGCAAAGACGGCGAGATAGAGTTGCCCGGGCAGGTGGTTGGAGAAGATTCGGCCACATACAAGTGGGCGCACTCTGCATGGAATAGCGAGGTTGGCTATCCTGGCACCGTTGTTTATTACCAGCAGCGCCTGATGTTCGCCGGTTCACGCAGCCAGCCGCAGACGATATGGACAAGCCGCAGCGGCGACTACAAAGATTTTGGAACGTCCAACCCAACGGTTGACGATGACGCGATCACCTACACATACGCCGGGCGCCAGCTTAACCAAATTCGTCACCTGATCGATGTTGGCTCCCTAGTGGCGCTGACCAGTGGCGGGGAATACAAGGTTAACGGTAACCAGCAGGGGACGTTGACCCCGTCAGCGTTCCAGTTCTCCAGCCAGGGGCAGAACGGGGCCAGCCATGTGCAGCCGATCGCAATCAGCAATGTGGCCCTGTACATCCAGAAGAAGGGCGGCGCGGTGCGCGACCTGGCCTATTCGTTCGACGTTGACGGCTTCCAAAGTTCTGACCTAACCATCCTTGTCGATCACCTGTTTGTTGGTCACCAGATCGTTGACTGGGCATTCTCCATCACGCCTATGTCTGTCGTCTGGGCTGCGCGTGAAGATGGCATGCTGCTGGGCCTGACCTATTTGCGTGAGCAGCAGGTGATCGCATGGCACCCGCACCCGAGCACTGGCCGGTTTGAATCTGTATGCAGCATTGCAGAGGGTAACGAGGACGCTACTTACTTCGTGGTCAACCGTACCATTAATGGCCAGCAGAAACGCTACATCGAACGCCTACAGACCCGACTCTATACCGATGTTGATGATGCCTTCTTTGTCGATAGTGGACTGACGTACGACGGGCGCAATACCAACGGCAGCAAAACCATGACGCTGACCGGCGGCACCGGTGATTGGCCATACGACGAAGAGATGGTGTTGACCGTATCCGGCGCGGCCTACTTTGTGCCTGGCAATGTCGGCAACGAGATCCACATGCCGTACATCGAGGATGGCGAAAACAAGGTGTTGAAGCTGCTGATCCGTTCACTGAACAACGCCAACCAGGTGGTGGTCACCAGCAACCGCGATGTGCCCGTTAGGTTCCGTGGCGTTGCTGTCAGTAACTGGGGGCTGGCGCGTGAAACCTTTACCGGCCTGAATCACCTGGAAGGGGAGATCGTCAGCATTCTGTCCGATGCCAATGTTGAGCCACAAAAGACCGTCACCGCTGGCAGCATAACGTTGGAAAAGGCAGGCGTAGTTGTGCATGCCGGGCTGCCAATCAAGGCTGTGATGGAAACCCTGGACGTTAACCTGAACGGCAATGAAACGCTGCTGGACAAGAAAAAGCTGTTCACCAAGGCGTCGCTGCTGGTCAACGAGTCACGCGGCGTCTTTGCCTCAACTCCTGGCTGTGAATTCTATGAATACGCTCAGCGTTCTGATGAGTTCTACGACGAGCCGGTAGATAACGCCACGGGCACCATTGAAATGCTGCTCGATGCGAACTGGGGCAAGAATGGCCGGGTGATTATCAAACAAGATGATCCGCTGCCGATGACCATCCTTGCGGTGATCCCGCGTGTAACCGTGGGGGGCAACTGATGCGAAAGGTTCAGGTTGTTCAGGCAACCGCCGAGCATGCAGCGGAATTGCTGCCACGTGTGCGCCAGGCCGATATTGACGAGTTCGCAGCCATGAGCGGCAAGACTCCGGCGCAGGTGCTGGCTGTTGGCCTGCGTTCCTCTGCTTTGTGCTATGCGGGCCTGGTAGATGATCAGGTTGTCACTATCTTCGGCGTGGCTCCGCGCTCCATTATCACTGGCTCCGGTGTGCCGTGGCTCGTTAGTTCCGATCTGGTTGAGCAATACCAAACCACATTTTTACGACGTGGACGCCCTCTGCTGCGTACCTTTCTTGAGCAATACCCGGTACTGGAAAACTATGTCGATGCACGCAATACCGCGGCTATCTGCTGGCTGCGCTGGATGGGCTTCACCATCCACGAAGCTGCACCGATCGGCAGGGCCGGGCTTCCTTTCCACAGATTCGATATGAGAAGAGGTGACCATGTGTGAACCCGCATCGATCGTAGCAGGCGTTTCTTTAGCCATGAGCGCATACAGCGCATACAGCCAGCGGCAACAGGGCAAAGTGGCACAGAGCATGGCGAACTCCCAAGCGGAAGCCCAAGAGGTTGCAGGGCGTGATGCTATCAATACCAGCAACGCCCAAGCGGCTATGCAACGCCAGGAGGCTCGACAGCTTCAGGGCGCACAGTCGGCCGCATTTGGTGCCGGCGGAACAGACATGACCAGCGGCAGCGCACTGAATATCTTCGGTGACACGGCGATCAACAGCGCACTGGACTCGGGGACGACCATCACCAACGGGATTAACCGGGCAAATGGCCTGAACTTCCAGGCTGATATGAGTCGCACGCAGGGCAGGATCGATAAGCAACAGGCCAACATTGGCGCAGGCATGACGCTGCTAAATGCTCCGCTTCAGGCTTTTGGTGCTTACAAGACCTTTGGCGGTGGAGCCTCGCTGTTCAACTCAGGTGCAGCATCAACAGGGAACTCGGCTGATGTTATCGGAAAAACACAAAATACGCTGAATACTGCCGGAACCGGCCGCTACGGTTACAAAACTCCGTACACATTTTAAGGGGGCGTGATGCCAACAGTACCGATTTCCCAGCGCAAAACAGCGCCAGAAATGGCCCCGGTCAACAACGTCAATCTGCGGTTGCCACAGCAGGGGCTAGGTGAGCAACTCGCCCAGGTTGGAGGAAACTACATTCAGGTGATTGGCCAGGAGAAGGAAAAGCAGGATCTGGCCTTTGCTCAGAATGCGCTACTGCAGTTCCAACAGAAAGCTGATGACCTGATCAACAATCCGCAGACCGGCCTGATCACAAAGCAGGGTGCAAATGCTATTGGCCAGGGTGAGGCGCTGGCCAGCCAGCTCGGCCCAATGGCGGCGGAAGCTTTTGACTCTATCCCCGACGGGCCCGCCAAAGAGAGATTTCGCAATCAGTTCCAGACCGCAGGGCAACCGATCGCCAACCGCGCACGTCAGTATGAAGTTGGCCAGCGCCAGCAGTTTGAATCTGGTCAACAGCAAGGGCTACTGGCTAACCTACAAAAGCAGGCCCGCGACAGCTATGACGACAATGACATGCTATTGAGCACGCTGTCCCTTGGCGGGCAACAGATCGTTGCATATGGACAGGCGCACGGGCAAAGCCCTGAAGAAATCGAGTCTAATTGGAACAACTTCCGGGAAAGCACAGCGCACGAAGTCTTAAACGCCCGCGCCAGTACCGGGCGATATGAGCAGTATCTTGCCAAGAACGGCGAGCCTTCCGACACAGGCGGAGTACCACGATTCAGTGCTCACGGTAATTCATCTGCTGCCCGCGGCCTTCGTAATAACAACCCAGGCAACATTGAAGCCAGCGCCGATAATCCGTGGGAAGGGCAGACCGGAAGCGATGGCCGTTTTGCAAAGTTTGAAACACCTGAGCATGGGATCCGCGCCCTGGGCAAAAACCTGCTGTCATACAACAGGCTTCACGGTCTGGATACCGTCGGGGAGATGATCACTCGTTGGGCACCACCAAAAGAGAAAGGGAACAACACTGATGCTTACATCAAGGCGATTTGTGCTCAGCTAGGTGTAGGTGCCAATGACCAGATCGATGTAACCAACCCGCGCACGCTGGCCGCATTGTGCGCCGGGATCGTGCAGCAAGAAAATGGCGGACAGCCATATAGTGCCGATCAGATTAACAATGGCGTCAGTGCCGCGCTGGGGCTGACAGAATTGACTGGCTCCAGCAAACGACGCACCGGTGATGCTGCCTTTGACTCTGCCAGCCCGGCAGCGCAAGGGGCATACTTGCGCCAAATGCAGGCCATGCAGAACGAACAGCGCGCCCTGTATGCGGCACAGATGGGGACATCTATCAAAGATGCCTATTCTGCCTTGGATGAAGGTATGCAGCCCGGCCAGCTACCAACCCAGGCTGACATGGTGAATGCCTATGGAGCGGCAAAGGGTTTGCGCCAGTGGCAGGATCTTCAAGACCAGAAAGCCTATGGAGGCGTCATCGCTGCGTCCAAGGATATGTCACCGGCTGCACGCGAGGACTTGCTCGAACGCCTTCGCCCTAACGATCCCAACGCTGAAAACTTTGCGGCCAATCAGCAACGCTGGTCAAAAATGAAAGCCAAATTCAGCGAGCTGGATAAAGAGTGGGAAAGGAACCAGGGCCGCACCATGGTCGCTAACGCGCTGAATAATGGCGTAGCGCTTGATCCGTCGAACAAGAGCAACAAGGATGCTGCCGACAGTTATTTTGATAGCAATCTCAGCAACTTCAATATCAAAAATAACGACGATCTTAATGCGGTTACCAGCTTTGTCGCCAAGACCGGGATCATCCCAACAAAGTTATCGTCACAGCTTAATGCAGCGTCGGCGGTCAAAGACCCCAACGTGGCCATTCCCGCTGCCGAGTTAGTAAGCCGGATCTATGACACCAACCCGGCAGCAGTATCCAACATGCCGAAGGAAAAGCAGTCGTTTTACCTGAATGCCAAACGCCTTAAAGACGCCGGTGTTGATCCCAAAGAGGCTGTAGAACAGGCTTATAACCTGGCCTATAACCAAACGGACTCGCTCAAAGCACAGTTGGCATCTGAACAGGGATCGTCATCCTATAAGAAAGACCGGCTCAAGGCGGCCAGTGATTTTGTCAGCGACCGCTCGCAGTTTTTCAGAATCGATCCATCAGCAAAAGACACGAACACAGATGCTGCTCGTTTCCGCCAAGACTATGAGTCGCTTTATGACCTTAACTATCGCGTATCCGGCGGTGATGCTGACATTGCCAAAAAGCTGACAAGCCAGCAGGTAGCCCGCGCCTGGTCGATCAGTGAAGTTAATGGCAGCGCGCAGTTGATGAAGTACGCGCCGGAGGCACTTTATCAAGGTGGGCCTAGTGGATGGCAGGCGCAGCAGTGGGAAGAAGAGAAACAGCGCCTCACGTTCGGCGAAAAGAGTGACCCAATTGAAACCAGCACCAACGCGCTTGGTGCTACCTCTGGTCGTCCAGGTATTGCCACGACGACCACCCCGGAACGGAAAGTTAAAGGGGACGTGATTCTTGTTCCTGATGTCCATACGCCGCGTAACGGCGATTACGCCATCATGATCAGCGATAAAGATGGTGGGCTGCCTCAGCCTTACTATGATGCCGATGGGCGGCCATTGCGATACAGGCCAGATCTACAAAGCTGGAAGCCATACCAAGAACTACTCACTGACCAGAAGGCGAACGTTGAACAAACCATGCAGAAGGCCCAAGAGCGCAGAGGGTTCTATGATACGCACCGGGAGTTCGATAACCAGTATCAGGAAAGCCATGAGAAGCGCATAGAAAAACAAAAGACCCAACTTAAAAACTACTTCAGATGGGGTAAAGAATAATGCCTGTTTATCCAACGCCTGACTCATACGCCAATAACTTCAGTGCACCTCAAGCGCCTGGCTGGGATACACCACCAACACCTGGTGTTAATCCGGCACCGGCTGAAGAAGGACCATCGGTATTGGGGGCTGCATTCCGCCAATATAATCTCATGTCTGGGCTGCTTAACCCTGCGCCGGACTTTGAAGAACAGGAAGGTTATAACCCATTCAGCAACCCAGACGAGATCCGCGGGTATGAACCGTGGGCTACCGCCTTCTCTGATTCTCGATCCCCACAACAGACGGCATCGATAAGGCAACGAATTGATGACGAAAATCAGGATAGGCAATTCCTAGCGGAGTCCGGCGCGCCCGGTGTTCTAGCCAGCATTGCTGCAGGAGTCGTGGATCCTGTTACCATTGCCAGCTTGTTTGTACCTGGTGCCCAAGGTGGCCTTGCGGCTCGCGTTGCTTCAAACGCTGCTATTGCAGCCGGTGGTACAGCGATAAGCGAGCTGGCTCTGCATCAGCAGCAATACACACGGACAGCGGAGGAAAGCCTGCTTCACACCGCAGCCGGTGCAGTATTGGGCGGCATGCTCGGCGCTGGCTCTCATCTGCTCAGCCCAGAGGTTCGAAACGCTGCGCAAACAGAGATCGCTGATTCACTCAGGAATATCCGCAACGGCGGAAGCGTTGGCGCCATGAACGTGCCTGCTACAACCTTGGCGCAGGAAACCATGCGGGGGCCCAAAGTCGTCAACAAGGTCATGAACATGACGCCGCTTGGCCGTACTATGGAATCCCCCTCTGTAACCGTGCGCCGTACTGTCCAACAATTGGCAGAGAACAACCTCACCACTGCCAAGAACCTGGAGGGGATCGCAACTCCATCCGCCGCAGAAACACAGGTTCGTATGTGGGCGCGGGAGGAAGCAGCCTCAGCTATAACGGCTAATGATGGGTTTGCTAAATTCAGGGCGCAGGGCGGAACTGGCAGCAAGCTAGATTTTGCCGAGGAAGTTGGCCGGGCGATGCGCCGAAATGATACCAGCCCTAATGCAGTCGTGCAGGAAACGGCAAAGGCACTACGCCCTATCCTCGATAACATACGGAAAGAAATGCAATCGCTCGGCATGCTTGCCGACAACCTGAAGGTGACCGGTGCGCAGAGCTATTTTCCGCGCATGTACCGCCAGGGGGAAGTGCTTGCCAAGCGTGACGAGTTCAGGAAGATCATCACTGACTGGTGGGCAAGAGGCAGCAAGGCATCGCAGGAGGATCTCGACATAGCTGCTGATGAGGTGATCAACAAAATCACCGGCGCAATGCGTCCGCAGGATTACGCCAACGCCTTCTCTGTAAAACTGCCAGGCTCGACAAAGTCACGCTCGCTTAATGTGCCTGACGATCTGCTGGAGCCATTCTTGGAATCGGATGTGCGCTTTGTAATGCAAAGGCACATTCGTGATGCGGCGCCAAACATCGAGTTAACGCGTAACTTTGGCGACTCTTCAATGGAGCGGGTACTGAAAGATATTCGCGACGAATACACCGACATGATGCGCAACAACCCAGCAGACCAGGCGATGCTGAACAAGCGAATGAAACGCGATGAAGCGGATATCATGGCCATGCGCGATCGCCTTCTTGGCACCTACAAAATGCCTGATGATCCGTCTGGGACATTTGTGCGGGCCGGTAACGTACTAAGGAATATGAACTACCTGACCAAACTCGGTGGCATGACCGTGTCTGCTGTTCCTGACCTGGCCCGCGCCGTCATGGTAAATGGCTTCAGCAAGACATTCAGCGCCTACGGGAAATGGCTGGCACGCTCTCCAGCATGGAAGGCTAACAAGCAAGAGATGCAGAAGATGGGCACAGCACTGGATATTGTGCTGTCAGACCGTAGCCGGGCGATAGCTGACATCGCTGATGGGTTCTCGCAGCGTTCTGCGCTGGAGTCTGGCCTGGATTATGCCACGGGCAAGTTTGGTAACCTTACGCTGATGAACCAGTGGAACTCCTTTCACAAAGCATTGAATGGGATGAATACGGCAGACATCATCCTTAACTCCACAAAATCCAATCCACGCCTGGCTAAGCTCGGGATCGATGACAACATGGCGGCCCGTATCCAGCAGCAGTTTAACAAGCACGGTAAGACGATTGACGGCCTGCGCATAGGCAACAGCAGTGCCTGGGATGATCCGGCAGTGCGGGCTGCTTTCGAGTCTGCCGTGGTGAAGGATGTGAACAACACGATAGTAACGCCAGGCATTGGCGACACACCGCTGTGGTCAAGTTCCCAGATGGGAAAGCTGGTATTCCAGTTCAAGTCGTTTATTTTTGGTTCCTACAACCGGGCCACCGCAGGCGGGATCCAGGCTGGTGACGCGCAATTCTATTACGGCCTGGCTATGCAGCTTATGCTTGGTGCAATGACCTATGCGATCAAGAACACGATAGCCGGGCGTGATGTGGACTATGCGCCTGAAAAGCTGGTGCTTGAAGGCATCGATCGGTCTGGTGCTCTGGGGCCGCTAATGGAATTCAACAACACGCTGGAGAAGGTTAGCGCGGGCACCCTTGGCTTTGGGCCTGCACTCGGCACTGGAACCCAGTCGCGCTACGCCAGCCGCAACGCGATCGGTTCTATCCTTGGCCCGTCGTTTGACTCTATGGGGAAACTGTCAGATATTGCTACAGGGATACTCAGCGGTGACTTTGATGATAAGGCTGTAAACTCAACACGGCAGCTTATCCCAGGGCAAAACTTGTTCTGGATAGCTCCGATTTTGAACAAGGTTGAAGAAGAGCTTAAATAGCTAGGTGAATAATGAAAATAAAAATAATTGTGATTGCATCTATGTTCTTTTCTTTTGGCGCTTTATCAGTGGAGTGTAATAAGGATAATTTCGATAAATGTAAAACGTGCGATCAGCTTCAAAAAGCTATTGATATCAAACACCCAGATCATGGGGATTACTATCGTGCCGCCTTATGGAATGGGCTGTATGCAGCATATGTTAGGAATTGCCAAGCCGTTGGCGAGAAGCTTTTGAATAATGGAGCTACCCCGTCCCTAGGTGGGTATCTTGGTTCTATGGGAGGTGTCATAACAGGGAAATGGCCTCACAATAATGAATCTATAAACCTTGAGTGGGCTAACATGCTGATAAAGCATGGCTTTGATGTTAATACTTATACTAGTGACTATAGGTCTGCCACTGAGGTCTGGGCTGAAGATGAAAGTCTTATAGAGTACAAGTCAGTGTTTGATAAACTACTTGCATCTAGTGAAGTAAAACCGCTGAATCCAGCAAGAAATGTAGAATGGTGTGCTTCAGAAAAGCGAAATTTAAGTGCAACTGCGTCATTACAAAAATGCACATACAAGGTTATAGCTGAGCTAGATGATGGCGTATCACCAGCTTCTGAAGTTTCATTATCAGCTGTTAATTCATGCAGGAAAGAATTGAAAATTTTTACGTCTGGTGTTGCATGTAAAATGGCAGTTGATAATAAGTCATCAATGAATAAGTCAGAGCTTTATAATATTTATATAAACAGTCATGAAAATAATAATGCAGTATTTACTGCCGTAAAAGAATTAACTATGAAGCAAGTCCTTGAATATCGAGCGATAAACAGAAAGGCTGGCATTAACTGATTGACTGTCAACTAAGCCCCGCACGGGGCTTATCACTGCAAGGAGGTGATCACCATGGCAAAGAAACAGTATGGCATCATGCCGCCGTTCCCCAGGCTGGTCGCTATGATGCGCGGCTCTGAGGGTCGTCACTTTGTCTACGGGATATGCTGGCTGACGAAGGCGATCACCATCCATCGCAATGGAGCTTACGAGATAGTGCCGATCGAAAGGGTGAGGTTTGTCGAGCCGACAAAGGAAGAGGTGGAGTTGCTGAACAGATCGTGACGTGGCCACACCCAACAAAAAGCCCGATTGCTCGGGCTTAATTTTTAGTAACTTCCGCCGCCACCCTTACGGGCATCAGCAGATCGGTCTCCACAAACAGAGCCATCTTTTGCGCGATCGGTGCGGTGCTCGCAACTGCCAGCAAACGCCTGTGCAGAAGCACCTAAAGCCAACACAACCAGAAATAATGCGAATACTTTCTTCATTTTACATTCCTTGCATCAATAAAAAGCCACAAATATGGCTCGTTGAATATGCGCCTACTCAGGAATTAAGAGAAGGGGAATTGATGATTTTATCTACGAAACCGCACGGACTCTCACCCCGCACAAGACCTTCCAAAAATCACCATGATCGATTTAAGCGATCAATTTTGCGTAATTGATCTGCGTATCCTATTTGCACCTTTCTCAGCAACAACCACAATCAGATGTACTGGCCAGCAAAACCCAACGTAACCACCAACCCACACCAGGGGGATGCATGGCTAAACACGACCATAAGAATATGAATTACAACAACACTGACGTGGAGCTAGACCAGGTCATCACTGAGCTGATAGCCGATGAGGGGAACCTGCAACTGCTGAAACTGATCCGGCGGTTGAGCGATGGTGATGAGTGCTCCCTGGCCGGGGTAGTTCGGGAGATAGAGGTTATCCGGTATTACGTGGCAGAGTCCAAGAAACGCCTGGCTGCGGTGGCCACATGCGCCCAGTACATCGCAGAGCAGACCAAGATTGAATAAAAAAGAAAGGGGCCACCGGCCCCGATTCGCTGAAGATTACTCCCCGAGCTTGTAAGTAATAAACTCCGCGTGTGTCTTGATTTCCAGCCTTAACTTTTCTGTTTGTGTGACGTAGTTCACTAAAGCGTTAAGTTCTAAAAACGCTGCACCAACCTCCGATCCATCAGCCTCAAGCTCCCTTAGCAGTCGTTCTATGTTTGAACCTTTCGCTAGCCCGGCAACTCCTTTGCTCGTATGTATTTTTTGTTCCAGCAACCGGCTGGACGGATAGTCATATTTTTTCACCTGGCGTTACCACTCATGTCAGCCAAAAACACTGTATGTATATACATAGATTAAACCGAAGCGAATTGCAATGCGACACATAAAATTACCTTATTGGTAATATTTAATCAATGTTATTGCTAGTTCAATTCATATACGGTTTGGTTGTGCGTACAATGATGAGGTTTAAAGCATAACAGGGCGAAAAAATGACCGTATCAACCGAGGTGAGCCGCGAAGAGTACACCGGCAACGGAGTGACGACAGACTTCGACTACCGATTCCGCGTCTTTTCTGCGGAGGATTTGGTTGTATCTGTCGCTGACACAACAGAAACCATCACGGTATTGACCCTCAATACCGACTACACGGTGACGGGAGCAGGCAGCCGAACAGGCGGAAAGGTAAAGCTGTTATCGCCGCTGGCGTTTAACTGGCGGATCAGTATCGAGCGTGCGCTGCCTGTCACACAGGAAACCGACATCCGTAACCAGGGTAACTTCTTCCCTGAAGTCCACGAAGATGCTTTCGACAAGTTGACCATGCTGATCCAGCAGGTCTGGGGTTACTTCGGTCTGGCGCTGCGTAAGCCTACGTGGTTGGCGAAATACTATGATGCTCAGGGCAACCGGATCGCCAACCTAGGCAATCCTATCAACCCTCAGGACGCAGCCACTAAGATCTATGTTGACACTGCCGTTGCTGAATCTGATGATTATGCAGATGACCTATTTAAGCGAACGCTGAGAGTGCCAGAGTCATCAGTAAACCAACTGCCTTCGGCTGAGGTAAGGGCTGAATCACTTCAGGGTTACAACAATTTAGGGCAGCCTGTTCCTATCTTTGCTATGACAGACACCGCCGATCTTGCTATCAAGCTTGCTGGGTCGTTTGGTACCCAATTAATTGGCCATACTGATCTGATATCAAAGTTTTACCTTCTGAAAGACTACCTTGATCAAGGGTACATACTTGTTTCATCACGCGATGAACTGCTGGCGGCGCAGAACGTTATTAAAACGGTTATGCGAAAGCGAACAGAGGTCCGCCTTGCGCGTGATTTTGCGCCATGGACTGCCTCGCAAACTGATATTGATCTGGCGTGGGTTACTATCAAGGGGCACGGAGAAGGTACGTATATCGATGCTACTGGAATTCCTAATGTTGCAGGGAATTATTTTATTCGATTCTATAATTCTGGTGAGCTAGATATTAAATCGTTGCCTGCGCTTGAAGGTTTAAGGTTTTCCGGTGTAAACGTTGTTGGCCCTGATAGAAACTCATTAGTTGATGGAATTTTATTTCACAGCCCGGAGGGGCAGTTAGGAAACCTTACTGTCGGCTACTATAGTATCCAAGAGTTTAGCCGTGGACAAATTTATCAACGTAACGCGTACATCATTAAGACTGTAAATGCTCAGATTCTACGCTGCGGTGTTTACCATATCGACATGCCATTTGGCTTTTCAAACTACGGTGAAAACATCTCGTTCTATGGTTGCACTATTGCAACCAGTGGCGGTGTGGCTGTCCATATAAACAACGGCAATGGTGGAATTACGCTCACAAATTGCAGTATAGACTACGTTGGTCGGATTATTATTTCGGAGGCGGGATATGTAGAGGTTAACGGTGGCCACCATGAATTTGATAACTCAATTAATCCGCTGACTGGCATACCCTATGCTGTCTCTACTGCGCAAACAGCACGCATTACATTGCGCGGAACAAAAGTGATGTGCATAAGAAGTGGTGGTATGACGCAGCCCTATCTTGTGCAAGCTGAAACCCTGGCTGATGGGGTTTATTTTTTTGCAGTGCAACCACAAAATTTAAAGACAACAACGGGAGTGCTAAAGACAGGCGATGGCCGCTTTATTATTCGTGATTCACAGGTGCAGCGTGGTGGCGGTAACCATGGCCTAACCATTGTTCAGTCAAAATATGAAAACCTCTTCATTGATCCAGAAAACAGCCAGCCTGTAGTGTGTGATTGGTATGTTTATCGCGTTAACTCCACAGTAAATAGCAGGACGGAGGGTGATAACATTACAATTACTAACTCAACTGATGTGCATAGAGAAGGTAGTCATTCATTAAAGGTTTCTCGGACCATCCTTGGTACTAATCACGGCGTAGCTGTTGTGGCTCCAGTTCTTACTGCCAACCAGCCCGCGTACATTTTTTACATCTATGCAAGTGGTGTAACGGGTTCCGTATTTACAGATTTTTACTTCGTTGCTGTTCAGGGGTTTGATGTCTATGGTAGGCCAAATATCGTAAGACAGAGTGATACTATCGGAACGAGGACGACGCTATTAACCGGGGCTACCGGTTGGCAATCTGTATTTTCAAATCCACTAAAAGCACCTGCTCCTGCGTGGGCGACACATGTTGCAATTAAAATTAACTCATCAGGAATCAGTGAAGGGTATTATTACATTGCTGATGCCGGTGTGTGGCAAATATAAATAGGGGGATTTATGATTACTGATTCAACTTTAACAGAAGAACAAAACATTACGCTTATTCTACTCGATAAGCTTAATTGGAATACTGACGCAGCAAAGTTAGCTACTGAATTTATTCAGGGCGATGAGCTAAGGCAAAGGCTTTTTAACGTCTATTACGATAAGGGGGATGATGTCGCAGACGAAATCAAGAGAACTAACTCTGCGATATCATTAGCAAATGCAGCGCTAGTTCTGTTCCCTAAAGAAACTGGGGCGGCAGAGTAATTTTTTACCCCGCATAGGGGAGGTTGGAGCCATGAGAATGAATGATCAGCAACCGGTAAATATCGTTACGCAGTTTTTCGCCTGGCTGGCCGCAATAGCATCTGCGGCTGGCATAACAACGCAGGATCTTATTTACATCGCATTCGGGGCCATAGGTGTGTTGGTTTCTGTGCTCTCGTTTGTACTGGGACGCATTGATTCCAGGGCGAAGCGCAAACAGGAAGAGCGCCGCACTGCGCTCTATGCGGAATATTTAGGGAAACGTAGCGGTAGAATTGGAGCTTCAGTTGACGAGGCAGATCAGTATACGCCTCTGCCTGGCGGGGAGAGTAAAGCGTGAAAAATATAAAGAAAGGTGCTGCCGCTGTCGCCTGCTCTGTCATGGTAATCATCGGCCTGGTGGTGGCCAATGGCAATGTGCGCACTAGTCAGAAGGGGTTGGAGATTATCGGCAATGCGGAGGCTTGCCGTCTTGAGCCGTATCTCTGCCCGGCGAACGTGTGGACTGACGGGATCGGCAATACGCACGGGGTTAATCCAGGAGTGCTCAAGACCGTTGACCAGGTGGCCGCAGACTGGGAGCGCAATATTCTGGATGCAGAGAAATGCGTGATCCGTTATGCCAACGGCGACAAGCTGCCGAGCGGCGCGTTCGATGCCGCGGTGAGCATTACGTTTAATGCTGGCTGCCCGGCGATGCAGAAATCAACCATGTTCATGCGCTTCCGGGAGGGGCGCATAGCTGACGCCTGCAACCAGTTCCCGCGCTGGGTGTACTCCAACGGCAAGATCCTGCGGGGTCTGGAAATCCGTAGGGAAAAGGAGCGTGAACTATGCCTATCAAACTGACACCGGCGGCATTGGTTGCCACTGCCGTGGTGATCCTGCTGGCGCTGGCGTCCATCGTTGGCGCTGGCGTATGGCTGGCCAGCCGTCACTATCAGCCCACGATCGATAACCTCAACAGCCTGCTGGCGACGTGCCAGAACAACAACCGGCAGCAGGCCGCATCCATTGACAGCCAGAACGCCGGGATCACTGCACTGCAAGCGCTGGAGGCATTACGCCAAGCAGCGGCAGCAGAAGCACAGCGAAAAGCGCGGGCGGCAGCACAGGACGATTACGGTAAAGCCAATGAGGTGCTGACCGAACGCAGCGAAGGCGACGTGTGCGCGGCTGCTTCTGTGGCCTTTGATACCGAACTGAGAAGGGAGCGCGGGCAATGAAGAGACTGATCGTTGTAGCTGCTATGGTGCTGACCGGCTGCGGTAATGCCCCAGTACCACCTCCTGCATATGTCGAGGTTAAAGTGCCCGTGGCTGTGCCGTGTAAAACCGATCCCGTTGCTGTTCCTGCGTTTGCTGTTGACCAGTTAAAGATCGGTGCGTCTATCGATGTTCAGATGCGCGCACTGCGGGCGGAGCGTCACCAGCGGATCGGTTATGAGCGTGAGCTGCTGGCGGCTAGTGCCGCGTGTAACTGATCAGAGTTTCTTAGGTGGCGCTTCAAAGTTGTAGTTCTGTACGGCTTGGAACAAATCTTCAAAGGTTGCGAATGGCTCCGAGAATGCCCGGCGCCATTCGCGATGATAATGGACATCTAGCCAATACTGCCCCTCCTCGTCATGCCAGGCGCAGAAAGATGCTGCGGCGTCACGATCTGGCGACGGGTAGGCCTCATTTTCGTTCATGAAAAAAATAGCGTTCCCTGATATCATCAACCTGCGCAT